ATGCTTACACGTGTTACAACGATTATGTATGTTTGTCTTCAATTTTGATGAGATCCACTCATAGGGATCTCCATCTCGCGCCTTAGCTACACCGTAAGGCATTTCACCGTTGTTGGTGAAAAATTCAAACAGCTCGTCAAACAAGTGATTGGATAATTCCCCGCCGTTAAGAACCTCGCTAACCGCATCTGCGTGTTCTGCTACGATCTGATCAAAGGAATTGGAAGCCATGTTCTTCTCCGAGTAGTCGATAGAGTAATTATATCCTCTTCATGGTTCAAAGTACACAAGTAATTGATTGTCTATTTTGACCTTTTAGGTGACCTCTAGATAAATATCTCCGTACATGATAATGTTTCTAGCAAGAGACAAGGAGAAAATCACATGGCAACCCTAGTATCTCCAGGCGTTAGCGTAACAATTGTTGACGATAGCTTCTACATTCCGGCGTCTGCGGCGACGGTTCCTCTTATCTTGCTCGCTACTCGCGCTGACAAGAAGAAAACGGATGGAACGACCGCCGCTACAGGTGCCTTGGAACATAGCATCGTTCGTACCGTAACCGGGCTCAACTCTTCTGTTGACCTGTTCGGAGTTCCAGTTTTCCGCCAAGACAATTCGCTCAATCCTCTGCATGGAGACTGCCGTAATGAGTACGGTTTGTTCGCCCTGAACCAGGCATTGACAGTTTTGAACTATGCGTACACCGTACGCGCAAACATCGACCTCGCCGATGCTGATGTAATCACGCTAGTATCTGGTACTGTGTCTCAAACGGGAACCGGTAACGGTACCCTTAGTAGCGTTGCTGTTAATCAAAATACAGCATCGGAAGAGCTGTGGACGATGACAGCGACTTCAGCTACCAACTTCACCGTCTCTGGATTTGTATCTGGATCGCAAACGGCGGCGGCTGTCGGTACTCCATATAACAATGGAATCGTTTCCTTTACGATTGCAGCTGGCGGAACCGCGTTCGTGGCTGGCGATACGTTCAGCTTCACCGTGAGCGCAAGCGTAGCATCGAACCCACTCGGTAATAATGACGCCGCAAAACGCACGGCAATCGTTACTGCATTGGCAGCTGAAATTAACTCTAACCCAGACGTACGTTCGGAGCTGTATGAGTACAACCTCATCCTCTGCCCTGGTTACCATGAGTTAGCTGATGAACTGTTAGCGCTGAATGATTCTATCAAGGATGAAGCTTTTGTCATCTCAGATTGTCCATTCGACCAATCTCCAGAAGATACTGCAACGTGGTCTCTGACTACAGCCCGTAAGAACAGCGAAAACATCGCTTACTACTACCCACACGCTAAGGCGTCTAACCTAGACGGAGTCGACGTTTTCGTGGCTGCCTCTGGTGTAGCGCTGAAGACGATCGCCTACAGCGATAGCGTTGGTGAAGTTTGGATGCCGCCAGCTGGATTCCGTCGTGGTGTTGTTCAAGGCGTAGCTGACATCGGATACGTTACCGGAACGCTGGGAACCGCAACAACGTTTGTTTCGGCGCCGATCAATAAGGGTCAACGTGATGTTCTGTACGCAAGTGCTAAGAACATCAACCCGATCTCGTTCTTCCCTGGTCAAGGTATCGTCGTCTTCGGTCAGAAGACCTCTTATTCGTTGACTTCGGCTCTGAGCTCGATCAACGTTATGCGTATGTTGGATAAGGTTAAGCGTGATATCCGTAAGGCATCTTATGCCTACCTCTTCGAATTGAACGATCGCATCACACGCGAATCTATCAAGGCGATGATCGACAACTACCTCAATGATATCATGCTCCGTCGCGGTGTTTATGACTTCTTGGTAGTTTGCGATGAGTCGAACAACACGCCAGTTCGTATCGACCGCAACGAGCTCTGGGTTGATATCGCTATCAAACCAGCCCGCGCAGTTGAATTCATCTACATCCCGATCCGCGTGGTCGCAACCGGAGCTAACCTTTAATTAGGATAGTTCACAAGATAAAGGGACTCTTCGGAGTCCCTTTATTTTGCTTAGTTCTTAAAATAGGAGGGCATCTACACTAAAGCGGCCAGATCCAGCCAGAATGGTAACTAACAACATGAAAACGTAGATCACCTCAGGAAGATAGAGGTAGTCATCTACACGGTCACCGACATTGATCGGGTTGTAGGCGTTCACCCGCTTGGTAGCTTCGCATCCGCAAGCTACCAAGCAGATGATTGTTAGCACCATAGCGTTAAAAGCTGATAAAAAACCGATTGTTAGCATGACGCCAGATGCCAATTCCCATGAAGGAACCCACCATTGCATGAAGCCGACAAATGGAACCTTATCATCCTTCAAAGTTTGAGTGATGTTCTTGTGGCGACCTTTATTGAAGAGCTTGTTAAATCCGCTAATTCCGAAGAATACACCGGCGGCGCCGCGAATCATAGCGAGAGCTGCATCATGACTTTGTAGACCATGAGCGGCAACATCAACAGCGGTGGTAATAAAATTCATGTTGTTCTCCTAATTTAAGGTGAATGATGGAAGTTAGTCGATGGAGTAATTATATCTTTGTTTGCTCAAAAAGTACACAAATTTTCACACCAAAGATCTTTTGCTATCGACTTCCGATAGCTTCTCCTAAGGTTGCAAAGTCAGGTGACTTAAAGAATCTACCAAACCTAGATCGAGTTACCCAGATGTAGATTCCAGGGCTCTCTGGATGGAATAGTAGCTCAGTGCGCAGGCCAAGAAATTTTTTCATGCATCACCGATTGACCGAGGAACAGCAACGATCTCGCAAGATTCAGACTTGATCACGACGACGTCTGGCTGGTCGCGTGTAAGAGCAGCCATCGCGGTGATAGCATTATCAAGAGTATCATGACCAGGACCGATGACCTTTCCAGAGAAACGGTTGATCGTGTAATACTCTAAAATTTTTGTTTCCATCATGCTTCCTTAGAGATGAGTTTCTTTGCTTCGGCGATCGCAGCTTCTTTTGCTGCGCGTTTTTCTTCGGCTACTTTTTCTTTCTTGGCGGCCTTGAAGTGTTCTACTGCTTTGTAATAGTCCATGTGATGATACTTTTGCGGATCTTTACCATACCGCCGCATGATCTCCTGCCACTCAACTCCGTGCCCTTGTATGGTATGGCCTTTCAGCTCAAACTTGTCGAACTGAACCAGGTGTCCCATCTCGTGGGGGATGACATTGTTAAGAAATTCCTTGACGTTATCGCGATAGAGGACCAGGTTGATTCCGATCTTCATGTTCGGATATGCGCGACCTGCGGTTTTTGGATCATGGTCGCAAAGGTCAAATTCGACTCGGACTGGAATAGGTATGTGCGTTCCGAGTTCTTTGTTAGCGATCTTGGCGTAGGTGTTTGCGCAGCGTTGAGCAGCTTCCATAAGCTCCTCATCGCTATATTGTGTTTCGTGCTCGGTGTTCTCGTTCATTTGATAGAGCTCCTTAGTCGATGAGTAATTATATCTTAGCTCATTCTTGATGTAAACAAGTTTTTAGACAGCCTTCCAAACTCGGACATAATTAACGTTGAAAGCGTTAGTTTTCCCGGTAGGAGTTGTAGAATCTGGAGACCCAGAAGCGCTTCCGAGCTGAAGGCTTAACAGAACATACATCGGTTGATTGAAGTAATGTGCTGTATCCATCCACTTCGACCCAACTTGTTTTCCATCAAAATAGAAGGTAATTCCATCGGCCTCCCACTTTACACCATACTTGTGGAATGCAGAAGATAAGTCAAGTCCAGCCATTCCATAGTCGCTAAGCTTGATCGCAACTGGAACTTCATGGAAAGAATAATCTGCATTTGCTTCATGGACCGTCATTCCATAGTTTGTTGGGTGAAGAGACGAATCAGACCATCCTGAATTTACTCCTCCGCCTGGATATGCTTCCATGATGTCGATCTCTGGACGGCACTTATCGGTAGTACCGGTAGTATTACATGGATGAGCGTACAGCCAAAATGCCGGCCAAGGACCCTTTCCATATGGAAGCTTCGCTTCGATCTCATAATACCCATAAGTTTGAGAGAATTTTCCATCAGTAGTAATATGACGATCTACAAACCCAGCTGCTGGCCATTCTAGCAATGAACCACTTTCAACTGAATAATTGATCGTTGGATCTGATGTAGAATACCAGAGATGATCTGTCCATTTTGTTGAATTTAGTGAAGTGGTATTGAACTCGTCTGAGAATGTAAGAGACGAAGCAGAAGCAGTTTGACCTACAGGACCCGCAGTTGTAGACGGTTGAGTTGTAGTAAGAACACATTTAT